TGCGAGTGGTGTTGCTGAGCACAATTGCGCTATGCCCAGTTGTACATATTGGACCGCCCACAATAGCGCCCTCGTGTCTCAATATACGGTAAGCTTGTGCCGCTGCTATTCCTGTCCTTAGCCAGAAACTACGCGTTAGGTAGTTGTGTGCAATTCGATTGCCAAGGGCGCGTACATCTAGCGTCCAGGCATACCGGGCAAATATGGTGGCATGGTCGTGGTTACTTAATTCTAGTTTTTGTACCCATGATCCGCACACGAGACTCGATATTGTCCTGTTAACATAGCCGAAACTGCTGTTATCATTGACAGCATGCCGCAAGAATTCAGCACCTTCGCCCCAGCTGAGCTTGGCCGGGTTGGTTGCGCACTTGCCAGCCACAACTGCATTGATTATTCTCCGTGCGCCGTCACGGTTGTCGCATCGCACAACAATGTCATCGCCTGTGTGCAGGGCTGACTGTTCATGCTTAATATCGTCACCCACAGCTAGTAGGTAGTATACGCGGTTTAGTACCGAGTTAATGTATGTCGTCATCCGCCTACCGCTAAGTAAGCCGTATGCACAACGTTTGCGAGTGCCACCCAGCCGTATCCACTGGTTGGCCTCAGCGTCCATCATCCATTTCTTCATGTCTCCAGGCAGTGCCAGTACGTCACATGTTGCTTCCATTAGTTCAAGTAATGTTTGCTGTGAGTGTTGATGGTCCATACCTTTGAAGTCAATCATAACGTAGGTCGTGCCCTTCATTTTGACAACACGTTCAGCCTCGAGATATTTCATATCGAGTCCTGGTTTGAGTAGGACGTTAGCATGTCGCCAATGGCGTTCTATGACGCGCATTAGCACGTCTTCATTCAGGGACGCGAGGCTATCTTCACCCGCTATTAATCGTGATTTGGGGTTTTCTGATTTTACGCTAGCTGTTGCCTCAATTATTGGCTCCGTCGTAAAGTACGGTGCGTCCTTGATACTTTCTAACCACATTAGTTTAGATACAGGGCCCGATATGTCACAGTCCTTGATTTTGCTGTCTGACGGTAAGTGGTGTGCCCCGTTCGGGTATGATAGCACACGTCCTGCCCATACCTTGTCAAGATCGTCACCTATAATTTGCCACCGACTTCCAGAGTCATAATTCATTATTGATGACAAACCTTGCTCAAGCACCTTCCTTGCGGTGGTGTAGACAACGCCTTTTTCATAGCGTATATCTGTCGTCGTGCCGTCGCCGGGCCGTGTTAGCTTGTCAACCTCGTTTGCGAGGTCAAAGTCAAGTGAGGCACGCCCCATAAGGCAATCTGCTTCCGTATACCATGTTAGGTATGGGTTTATTGCTATACCAAGCATCTTAGTCAAATTTGTTAGCGCTTTGGTACGCGTGTT